TCCCAGGCGGTGTCGTCCTCGTCGTCGCGGTAGAAGTCCGCGTCGAAGGTCGCCGCCGAGGTGCCAGCCGTGCTGGTCTCGAACAGCGAGTCGAAGGACGGGGTGGGCACCGTGTTCCCGCGCGCCGAGGCGTTCAGGCTGATGCAGAACCCGGTCAGGTCGATCGCGTCCGCGACCTGGGCTGCCGTCGGTGCGGAGATGTCGGTCAAGGAGGCAGGCGTGAACCCGATCCAGGTGTTTTCGTTCGGGATGATGCGAGCCATCAGTCGGCCTTCTTCCTCGTCGTGGTCTTCTTTGCCGGGGCTTCAGACTCAGGCTCGGACTCCGCCGGCGCAGAGCTTGGTTCGGTACTGCCCTCGCTACTTCCATCATCTGCGCGCGTCCAGCCGTTGCGCTCGTAGACCTTCCAGGAGGAGTCCTTGATCGTGGCCTCCCGGCCTTCCTTGCTGATCGTGATGTTCTTCTCGTACGCCATGTTCAACTCCCCTTGCTGACCCAGACCTCGAACGAGTCTGCCTGTGTGAAGTAGTCCGGATAGGCCGAACTGATCCGGTTAGTGTTGCCGATCGCGACGCACGCGACCTTCTGGACCTTCCAGTTGCCGGTCTTGGTCTCGATCGACTCCCGCTCCATGTAGGTCAGGTTGTGCCGCATCCGGTCCGCCAGCGCCTCGGTCTGCTTCCTCGACAGGCCGGCGTAGAAGACCGAGTAGGACAGCTTCCAGTCCGCGTAGGTGTTGGCCAGCGGCCCCGCCGGGTTCTGCGGGATCGACCCGGCCGGGGACAGCGACAACCACGGGGTGAACGTCATCCCGGGCTGGTTCGGCTCCCCCTGCCATCCGAACGGCACCGTCGGTGCCGAGTTGTCCCCGACCGGGAACCCCTCGGTCGCGAGCTGCTCGAGGATCCGGTTGGTGATCGGTCCTCGGGAGATCGTGTTGGGGCTACCTGGCATTGTCTCGGAACGTCCTCACGTTGGCTTCTGCTGCCATCGTCCCGAGACTGTCCACCCAGTGCTGGAAGGCCGGCTCGACGTAGGGGTGGGGCTTGGTCCCGGGGTGGTTGACCTTCTTGGCGTACACCACGGTGCTCCCGACCATGAACCGGAGAGCCTTGGCCTTGCTCGCCCGGATGACGTGCGGCTTGGTCCCGAACTCGACGTAGCCGGCGTACGGAGCCTGGCTCATGTTCGGCCCGATGATCACCCGGTCGGACTCCACCTGGATGTGGATCGAGTTCCGCAGCACCCCGGTCTTGACCGGGACCAGGGCCAGCATCTCGTTCCGGATGAAGTTGGCCGACTGCACCATCACGTCGAAGGTGGTGGTGTGAGACTCGGCAGCGGTCCGGCGCAGCGCCTCGGCCAGCTTGCTGATGTCGGCGGAGGCCTCGGAGGTCATGGCAGCACCTTCTTCGCCCGGCCCTGGCGGCCCAGCGTGTCGTAGATGCCCTGGGCACCGACCTTCTGCTGGCGCAGCACCTCGTGACGGGTACCTGGCTTGCCGTACTTGGTCGAGTGCGGTCCACTCAACATCGCCTCGCGCCTCTCAGCAGGCATCCGGCGAAGCACGCTCTGTCCCTGTCCGCCTGCACCCATCCGAGCCTGAACAGCATGCCGCCGCATCTTCTGGTTCATGGTCAGGTGCGCCTTGACGCCCTCGTCCTCCAGCCCTCTGGCCAGCTTCGGACGGAGTTTCACGAAGGCCTTGGCGACTGGCTTCTTGGTGCTGGGCTTCCGCTTGGCCTTCTTCTGCTTGGCCCGGATCTCGTCGCCAGTCTCGACCGCGGTCAGGATGTCGTCGGACAGGTCGAACTCCTTGCGACCGTGCCAGTAGTGGGCCTCCTCCATCAGCTCCTGACGCAGCTTGCGGAACTGCTGGGGGTTCTTCTCCGCCAGATGCCACAGCGACTTGTAGTCGACGTGGTAGGACTCGTACTGCTGGTCCAGGTCCTCGTCGGAGAGCAGCCCCTCCTGCTTCACGTCCCGACGGCCCTGCGCGTGCGCAGCCGCCCACCGGCCACGATCATCGCGGGGCTGGTCCTGGTAGCCCTTGTAGACCTCGCCGTGGTCTACGCCGAAGGCGGACAGCATCACATCACCCCGGTGACCTCGAAGCGCCGAGTGGCCCGCAGCTCACCCGCCTTCGCCACCGTCTGGATCTCGTATCGCTTGCCGACCTCCTGGGAGTCGGTGGGCGCGGTCAGGATCTCCACCTCGTCGTATCGCATGATGAGAGCAGTGGTGTCCCAAGGGATGGACAGCTGCGTGGTCTGCTGGTAGATGTCAGTGTCCCCGACCACGACCGTGGCCGCACCGGACACCTCCCAGAGCCGGCAGACGCCCTCGTAGATCACCTCGGCCAGGCCGTCGGGGGTGTAGACCAGGGTGTCCTCGTCGTAGCCCTCGGGCAGGCTGCGCCGGGTGATCCGGCAGGTGTACTCCATCACCTCGGTGGCCCGGTTCCGGACGAAGGCTCGGGCCTCGGCGGTGATCGGGCTGGTCATGGCAGCTTCCTGCCCCGACCCTGGGCGGAGGCCATCGTCATCCGGCCGATCTTCTTCAGGTTCCCGCCGACCGTCTTCGAGCCGAGTGCGTTCTGCCGTCCGATCCGGTGCGCCTGGTACCGAGCTGCGGCGTACTGCTCACGTCCGGTGCCACGGGCGTTCTTGACCGCGAGCAGCCCCTTGAGCTGGTTCCGGGACAGCCCCTTGGAGACGGTGTGCTCCACGCCGAACGCACTGATCATGACCCCTCGAACTCCAGCACCTCGTTGAGCACGTCGATGATCTCGTTGATCTTCTCGGAGTTCTGCTTCTGGTTGGCGTTGGCCGGCAGCTTCTCGATCGGCGGGTGCGGGACCTTCCGGTCCGGGTCGGCCCCGATGTTGGGGAGGTTCTCCTGGGTCAGCGCCAGCGCGAGCTTGGCCGACACCCCGGCGCTGCGGAGCGCGTCGTACTTGGCCTTGTCGTAGCTCATGGCTCCACGATCCGCTCGGCGTCCGGCACGTTCGGGTTGCCCTCGACCGGGATGTCCGGCGGGTAGACCCCGCCGAGCTCCTGGGCACCGGCCTCGATGTTGTCGTGCATGCCCTTGCCGAAGGCGAACGGCTTGGTCCCCGGCAGCAGCTGCTCGTTGGGAGCGATCCCACCGGCATCGGGCACGGTCCCGACCTGGATCGCCTGGTCCTGCGCACGGAGGGAGGAGGCCAGCGCTCGGTACTGGTCTCCAACCGGCCCGAGGCTGACGCTCACTCCGTCGGCGCTGTAAGACGCCTCGCGTGCGTAACGCCCGGCGATCGTATCAGCGAGGGCCGCCGCCACGTAGTAGAGGGTGTTGTACTTCGGAAACCAGGTGTCGTAGGCGTACTGGATCTCCTCATCGCTGACCTGCCACTCACCGGCATCGTGCGGATCGGTGTCCTGGAGCAGGAACCGGATGGTGTCCTTGTCGGACTCCCCGGCCCCCTCGTAGGAGTAGGTCATGGTCACGGCTGCCGCCTGCGACCCCCGAAGGCTGCGTGCCCGGCCGCGAGACCTCCGCCTCCGACCGCAGCCCCACCGGCACCCAGAGCCGCGGCCCCGGTGCCGATCGGGTGGCTGAACGACCTCTGGCCCAGCGAGGTCAGCGCGCCACCGACCCGGCCCCGGAGGCCCGGGGCTGCTCGCTTGCCGGGGGCTCCGGAGACCTTGGCTCCCATCTGCTTCAGGCCGCCGGAGACCCTGGCCCCGACCCCACCGGTGAAGCCGCGGACCGCCTCGGCAGGTTTGGGCATCCCGGCCAAGCCGGGAGCCCGGTGGGCGGCACCGCCACCGGCCATCTTCACCTTCAGCGGGCTGATCGCCTCCTTGGCCGCGGTACCGAAGGTGCGCAGCGCGGCGACCGGGTTGCCGATCTTCTCGATCTCGTCGTAGCCGTGGTCGACGCCGAACGCTGAGTACATGTCCTACCTCCGCCGTGCCCCGCCGCGCTCGGGGCTGCCAAAGAACGTGCCTCGGGAGACGAACTTGCCGCGCGGGGCCCGGGTGCTTCCCGGGAGGTGAGTCTTGCCCGCCGCCCGGTGTGCGCCACCGCCGGACTTCAGCCCCTTCAGTGCCTTGGCGGGGTTGAACGCCTTGGCGACTTCACCATGCTCCACTCCGAACGCGCTAATCATCAGTACCCCTCCACGATCCCCTTGCGGTTCTTCCCGGCCGCCTCGCGCGCCCTGACCGTCTCGGCCTGGTCCGGGTAGTCCTCCATGTAGTCCAGCACCTCGGTGACCGTGTGCTCACCGGGGTCGAAGCCCGCGTCGGCCTCGGTCGTCTCCGCGGTCGTCTCCGCGGTCGTCTCCGGGGTCTGCTCGGGCATCACGATCTGGACGACCTCCTGGCGGAGCCTGGCCAGCGCGTCGTCCTTCACCTGGACCTCGCGATGCCAGTGCCGGGGCTTGTCGTTGATGTCGTCCACCACCGGGATCAGGAACCGCGAGCGGACCATGGTCTCGACGTTGTTGGCTTCCTCGGCCGGGAAGTCGTCGCCCATCTCGTACTCGGTGTCGCGCCACTTGAAGCTCTTGGCGCAGACGAACGAGATCCCCTGGTTGTCGATCAGCTGGCTCGGCATCAGTGCTCCTCACACAGAGATGGGCCGCGGGCCGGAACCCACAGCCCATCTCAGGGTAGTTCTCGATCAGGCGACCGCGCCGGACAGGAAGATCCCCATGTCCCTGGCGATGATCCTCTGGTCGTAGGTCATCTCGCCCTCGATCCGGTCCGCCTCGATCCACTCCATCCGGAAGTTCTTCATCCGGACACCGAAGCTGTTGCCAGCCAGGTACCCGTTCCAGGTGAAGGTGTAGCCCGCGGCGGGCGTCATCAGGCTGGGAGCGCTCGGGGTGTAGCACAGCAGAGCGTTCTTGGCCCCGGACATGAACTTGTACGTCGCCGCGGCGTCCTGCGCCCTGGCGTCGTTCAGCTCGGCCACGTCGGTGACGGTGGCGTACGACACGAGGATCTTCTCCACGTCGAACAGGCTGGCCAGCAGGTCGGTGGTGACCACGCCCTTCTGCGTGTACTTGATCCGGTCGATGATGTCCGGGTGGTTCTTCAGGGCGATGATCGTGTTCGCCCCGAGGACCAGGGTGTTGGCCTTCCGGCCGGACTGCAGCACGAAGTTGGTCTGCAGGTTGGCGAACTGCACGATCGGGTCGGACGCGGCGTTGTCCCACTGCAGGAACTGGCCGGCCGATGGGGTCGCTGCCACTCCGGTCAGGTCGGTGCCCCACAGGCCCGTCTTGAAGAAGTGGTCGTTCCAGTCCAGGTCCCGACGGAGCAGGAGCTGGTTGGTGACGAACTGGGTGGCGTCGGAGTCCAGCCGCCAGTTGCTGTCGGCGTTGGCGCGCACCTGGTCATCGATGTCCTTGTGGACAGCCCAGACCTCGCAGAAGTACTGCCCGGTGTCGAGCTTCCAGCCGACTCCGGCCGACTCGGTGCCCGGCGCACGCTTCTGCGCGTCGGTCCGACGCCAGTCGGACTTGGAGTACTTCCAGTACATGTCCGACTGCTTCTGAACAGGCACTCGCGGGAACACCTTGTCCGCGATGAACGTCGCCTTGTCCTGCATGTAGGCGACGGACACGTTGGTCAACGGCACGTTGACGTGGAGATCGCTCTGGGTGGGGTTCGGCATGACTCAACTCCTCTCAGAGCGTCAGGAGAACGTCAACGAGTTCCCCAGCGTTGGCAGTAGTGGACAGGGCGTGTCCGACCGTGGGGCCGGAACCGGTCTTGGCCGCTTGGCCGTCGGCGCTGACCTTGATCGCGTCGCCCGCGGTGATCGCGACATCGCTGACCACCTTCGAGACACCGGCGATGGCCACGGTCGCGGCCTGCCCGGCACCCTGCGGCTTGTTCTGCATGACGCCGACCACGGCGGTGTCGTCCGCGTCCGCCAGACCAACCTGGTGGACCCCGGTGATCACCACGAAGTGGTACTGCTTCCCTCCGTGAGGATCCGGGGAGCCCGGCTGGCCCGGCACCCCCGTGTAGATGCCCAGGGACGAGTCCGCGTTCAGCGTGATCGACCGTAGGCTCTCTTCGTAGGCCATCGAGCTTCCCTCCTATCGATTCCGCTGTGCGAGCAGGTACTCGTCGTACGCCGCAGGATTGGCGTCGAACACCTTGTTCACGGCCGTGGCCGGGTTGTAGTCCTCGGCCTTGCCGAACGTGTCGTAGGCGTGTGCCTCGACCTGGCTGTAGATGTCGGCGTTGTCGCCACCGCCCTGGTAGCCGACCTCCTCGAAGATGATCTGGCCGGCGGTCTCCAGGCACTTCGCGATCACCGCGCAGTCGTCGTAGCTCATCGTCTCGGCCATCCGGTAGAGCACCGGGCCGAGCTCGTCGGGAGCGATCGGCAGGTTGTAGTCGGCCGCCTTGGAGATGTACTCCCGGGTGAGCCGGAGGTCGCGCTCGGACTTGGCGATCGTCTGGGCTGCGAGCTGGGCCTTCTCCAGCTCCTCGACCCGGCCCAGAGCCTTGGCGATGACCGCATCACGGTCGTCGTCGCTGAACGCCTTGGACAGCTCCTCCATCACCTGCTGGCTGAAGCTGCCGGCCTGCTGGGTCTGCGGCTTGAAGAACGCCGACTTGCCGGTCTCCACCAGCTCCTCCTTGCGCTCTTCCTTGTGCTCGTCCTCGACCTCTTCCTCGCCGGTGTCCTCGACGTACTCGTAGGCGGTGCCGTCGTCGTCGTAGACGACATCACCGAACTCGAGCTGGTCCATGTCGAGGGGGGTTCCCTCCTGGTCGTAGATCTGGGGCATCTGATCCTCCTCGGGAGCCCTCTTCGCGATGACGAACCGCGAGAACTGGTTGGCGGTCTTGTCCACCGTGGAGATCTCATCGATCTCCATGTCGGTCAGGTTGTTCTTGCGTGGCATCTCATCTACCTCTAGTTCTCAGTCTCACGATGCTGTCCACTCACTACCCCTCCGTGGTCCACACCGAAGGCCGATCGCTTGGCGTACGGGGCCCACGATCGAGACCGGTTCCGGTTCCGCACAGCCAGCGTGGCCGCTCCGGTGGCCGCTGCCGCACCACCCAGGGCGAGCCCTGCCTTGCCGTGGCCGACCGCAGCCTCCCGACGGCCGGCCATCGCCCGCCTCACGTTCGGCAGGTTCCGCGCGCTGACCTTGATCTTCCGGTTGGTCCGCAGCAGCTTGCCCGCCTGGACCCCCTTGACCCCGGCCCCGGCAGCCAGCACTCCGGTCGCCGGGCCGCCCACGTCCTCGTAGGCCTGGGCCCGCTTCATCCGCGACTTCTCCGAGTCGTACTTCGAGGAGCTCGGCTCCCACTTCTTGCCGATCTCGCCGTAAACGCCCACGTCGCCGGTCAGTCCCGTTGTCGTTCCACGTTTGGTCACCGGCATCGCTGGCTTCCTCTTCTTGGACTCCGCGCCGGTGTAGGCGGCGAAGTTGAACGACCCGGCCCCACCGATCCCGGCACCGGCGGTGGACAGCCCCAGGGCTGCGCCCTCGGCCTTCTTCGGGTTGATCTTCGATGCCGCCCGGGCCAGGCGTGGGGTCTTGGCCAGGACCTTGGCCCCGGGTGCCTTGGACGCGGCGAAGGCCCCCAGCGAGGACAGACCCAGCACCCCGGTGGTCTGGCTGAGATGACCCTGGATCTTCTTCCGGTGCCGGATCTCGGTGTCGCTCATGGTGCGTGTCATGTCAGTACCCGTGGTCGATGCCGAAGGCGGACTTGCGGACCGGTTGCTTCTTCTTCCACTCGCTGCGCCGATGGAGCCCGACCGCTGTGGACAGGCCACCAGCGCCGATGACCAGGCCGGCACTCTTCAGGCCCGCCTTGCGCGCGGTCTTGACCGGCCCGCTGATGGCCGAAGGGTGCGACCAGATGTGCTCGTCGGCGACATCGGCCATGGCCATCTTGACTCGGTTCGCCGAGCGCGCGGTACCGCTGACCGGCTTGACGGTCTTGCCCGCCTGCACCCGCTTGGAGCCCCGCTGCGCTGCAGCGACTCGCAGCCTCCCCCGCACCATCTGGGCGGGTGAGACATGGACCTCGTGGGAGATGTCCTTGATCTTGTACTCACTCGGCTTGCCCATCGCCTGCCGGGCGATCTGCCGGTGGGTGCCACCGGCGTTGATGTGCCGGCCGGAGGGAGTCCGCAGTACGTGCACCGGGCTGTTGGTCTTGACCCTCCCGCGCTGCATCGCCCCGTGCAGCTCGGCCTGGTAGCGGGTGGCCTGCTGCTTCTGGGAGGTGTTGATCATCCGGGACATGTCTTTGCTACCGGCACGCAGCACCGGCGCGTTGGCCGCGCCGTAGGCGGTCGCCGCACCACCGAGCACCAGGTCCCCGGTGCCCTTGTTCTGCTTCTTGGTGGTCATGCCGGAGTCCTCTTCCCAGTCCCGTGGATGGAGAAGCCGGTCCGCTTCCCGGTCTTGATGTCGCTCCAGACCTGGGGGTCCTGGACCTGGAAGCCCACCCACCAGCCGGTCGGCACCGAGTCCGGCAGACCCATCGCCTCCCGCTTCTCGTCGGTGACGATGAAGCTCTCGATCATGTCGCTCTTCTGGATCGGCTCCCAGTTGTCGCGCAGGTGCATGTCCCCGCCCTTGCGGGACTTCATCACGTAGGAGTAGCCGGCCTTCTCCATCTCGTCGGCGGAGATGACATCGCCCTGCAGGTCCAGCACCGGCTCGCCGTCGATCTCGATCACCGAGGCCCAGCCGAAGATCTGCTGCTTCTCCGAGTCGGCCTTGGCGAACTCTCCGGCCCAGGTCACCTCGACTCGATCCTTCTTGACCGGCTGCGGGTACGGGTTGGACTTGGTGGGCATCGCGGCCACCTGGCTGTTGTGCTGGTAGGCCGCCATCTGCTTCAGATGACCCTGGGCCTTCCTCCGCGCGAGCGGACCACCGTTCTTGGCGCGGTAGGCAGTCTCGTTGTAGACATCGGCGTAGGTGACGTTCTTCTTCACCTGGGCGGTGGCCACCTTGTCCGGGAGCTTCTTCAGCATCCCGCCCGCCTTCTTGGTGGTCTCGATCCCCTTGGCCTGCAGCTTGGGGTTGGCCACCACCGCCCGGGTCACACTGCGCTTGGTCGGGATCGGGCCGACCTGCTCCACGATGTCGTTGACATCGTTCTTGGCCACCAGTGCGCCCGGCTTCTTCTTCGGTGGCCCTCCGTGCTTGGTGTCCCCGTGCAGGATCTTGGTGGCCATGATCTCGCCGCCCAGCCCGGCCACCTCGAGCGGGAGCAGCAGAGCAGCACCCTTCTCGCTCTTCGCCCCGTGCCCGATCGCCCCGGCCAGCCGGGGAAGCTTGCGTGCGGTCGGGGAGGCCTTCCAGGCCTTCTTCCCGGCGCTCCCCATCTTCGCGCCGGCATAGCCCAGCCCGGCCGCGCCCGCGGTCCCACCGATCGCGCTCAGCCCGGCGGTGACCTTGCGCTGCTTCCGGTCCGCGGCCACGTCGGACTGGGTGGGGTTCATCTTGCTGACGCTCGCGATCTGCGTCAGCAGCTGGTCACCCCCGCCACCGAACAGGAGGTCGGCCACCTCACGGAACGTCGCGTCGTTCATACCTTCATGATCCCGATCCGGTCTAGTCGCCACGGTCGTAGTCGGACAGGTCCTCGTCGGACGGTTCAGGCCACCCGATGAACGGCTCGTCCTCCTCCATGGTCACCGGGTCCTCCGGCACCAGGTCCATGAACTGGATCGGCAGCGACTTCCCGACGAACACCCGGTTGGCCGGGGACGCGACGTACGGACCCGTGGTGACCCAGGAGTCGTAGCCGTGCTTCTTCCTGAAGTTGACCTGCTCGGTCTTGCCCTTGGTCGAGGAGTGGCCCTCGGTGAGCACCAGCACACTGACGTTGAAGTAGCTCGGCTCCAGGTGCCACTCCTCGGCGATGTCGGAGTACCGCACCGTGTCCGCGTACTCCTCGCCGTCGGGCAGCGGCATGTCGTCCTTGTCCACTTCTTTCCAGGTCACCCCGATCGTCTGGTCTCCCCGCCAGTCCGAGTCCTCCGGCTTGTCCTGGTAGGCGGCCCAGCCCACGATGTCGTAGACCTGCTCCTCCGGGATCGTCGCCTCGAACCTCCGGCCGTCCCCGAACCTCTGGGTGATCTTGTTCTCCGCGTTGTCGTTGATCCGCTCGGCGGTGTCGTTGACGTTCTGGTCGAACTCCTGGGCGGCCATGTCGGCGGCGCGCTTGGCGTTGCCGGTGAACTCCATCTCGTCGTGCAGCTCGATCCGCCCGTTGTGGTCGGGGGCCTCCCACGGCCCGGCGACGTAGTACATCGGCTGTGGGTTGCCCATGTCGTCGGTGACCCACTTGGTCCCGCGCCGGACCCGCTTGTTCGGCTGCGGCACCTGCAGCTTGCGCCGGGCCTGCTCGCTGTAGGCCAGGAACGCCTTCTCGGTGTCGCTCACCATCCAGTGCCGCTCGTAGGCAGTGATCTTCGCCCTCGCTCTCGGCTCCAGCCTGGCCTTGGCCTGGCTCGCCTCGCCCAGGACCGCCTTGGGTGCGAGCTGCGGCTGGGACGATGCCAGCTGCGCCTTCGGCCCCAGCACGGCCTTGGCCGACGAGCTCAGTGTGGGCTTGGGTGCCAGGGCCTCCAACGGGGCCAGCACCGCCTTGGGCACATCCACCAGACCCAGCACCTCCAACGCCTCATCATGGGCCAGCGGCTGGGTCTCGGTCTGGGCCGCAGCCTGGTCCAGGAACTGCTGGAACTCGGCCAGGTCCTCGGCCTCGGCCACCGGCTTCGGTCGAGCGGTACGAGCCTTGGCCGAGAACCGTCCGGCGTTCTCCGGGTCGCCCCCGCGCGGGTGCTCCTGGGGGTCCCAGTCGGCCTTGGTGACCGTGCCCGCGACGTTCCACGGGTGGTCCAGCAGCCGGACCGTGCACCGGCAGTTCGGGTGCACCCCGGGCACGTAGATCTTGGTCTGGTTGGGCAGGGTGAACCGCTCGCTCAGCAGCACCCGGGTGTTGTGCATCGGCCCACAGATCTTGCACACCTTCTCGTCCCGCGCGGTGATCCAGACCTTCTCCGCAGCCGGGGTCAGCTTGCCCTTGTCCTGCAACCACATCCAGGCGATCTGCTCGGCCTGCTGGCTGATGTTGTGCTCCTCCTGGGTGGCGAAGATCTTGCTCCGCCGGCGGACCGAGGTGCCGATGTAGTCCAGCGCCCGCTGCTTGAGCTTCAGCGGGGTGCTGGTCGCGGCCTTGTCCAGGGCCCGCGAGGTGTACCCGGCCATCCCCCGCGATGTCAGCCCGTACCCGTCCAGCACCCGGTCGGCGGCCACCCGCTCGGTCATCCGCCGGTTGACGAAGGTGTTGAACCCGCTGACCAGCGCGGTCCGGTTGCTCTCGTGGTAGTAGGTGCCGATCCGGCTGGCGTGCTGCTCGGCCAGGGCGTAGACCGTGGACATCGGGATCTCCCCGGCCCCGGCGGCCTTCATCGTCTCGTAGTACTGAGCGGCGAAGACCGGCCCCAGGGTCCGGACGAACTTGGGCGCGTAGAGCTGCCAGGCCAGGTCGGCGGCCCCGATCAGCTTGGCCGCGCTCATCTCCCCGGTCAGCTGAGCCACCTCGGCCTTGGCCGCGGTGATCACCGACAGCCGGGCCATCACCAGGGCTGCCTCGATCGCCTCGCTCGGAGTCCCGGGCGGGCGGATCGCCTCGCGCAGCGCGGCATGGTCGAGGTCGGTCGGATGGAACCGAAGCTCGACTGCCGGGGTGATGGTCATGTCAGGATCGGACCGCCGCTACCGCCCAGTGGCTTCGGCTTCGGTTCCGGGGCCGGCTCGTAGTTGTGGATCTTCTTCTCCCGCAGCATCGCAGCCAGCAGGTCCACCGCCGGCTTGTTCTCCTCGACTGCGGCCCCCAGCTCCTTCGGCGTCTTCAGGTCCTTCATCCTCAGGTCGGTGGCCAGGTTCGCCAGCTGGGAGTACTCCTGGGAGCCCTGGTCGTAGTGGCCGACCGCCTGCTCGGCCAGGTAGGCCAGGTTCTTCACCCGGTCCGCTGTCTGCGGGTCGGCCGGCTCCGCGTGATGCTCCACCTTCCAGCCACGCTCGTCGTCCGGGATCCCGGCGTTGATCGCCCGGGTCCGGTGGATCGTCTCCAGGTAGGCATCCATCGAGTCTTCACCACCGTCGAAGACCTCCCGCAGGGTCGGGCTGGTCCGGTTCACACCCTGGAAGATCTCCTTCTTCTGCTCGAAGGTGGGCTGGCCGGTCAAGCCGCCGAGCACTCGCCGGATCTGGGAGACCGCGATTACCTCCTGCTCCAGCTCCTTGTCGGTCATCTGGCTGATCGGCTTCAGGTTGACCACGCCCACCCGGTCCGCCCTGAGCCGGGTCAGCTCCCTGTGCCGGGTCGCCTCGTCGGCACCGGCCTCATACGCCGGACCGGCGAAGCCGCCGTACGGCTTGTCTCCCCACTGCTGGCTCAGAATCCGCTCGTACGCCTTCTGCCCCAGCCGGCCCGAGGCCTGCTTGTAGCCGGCCATCGGCTGTACCACCGCCGCGCGGTGCAGTGCGCTGGGGTCGGTACCACCCGCGGTCATCTCGGCCGCGCGGGTGGTCACGTACTGGTCGAAGTCGGCTTGGTTCTCCTTGTTCTGGATCCACGCCCGGAACTCGCCCGACCCCAGGCCGTACCACTTGCTGGCGAGCTGGTCCTGGCTCAGGTCGATGTGCTCCTTGATCGCCTGCTGCAGGGTCACCGCGGCGTCGTCGTACTTGGCCTGCTCCTTGATCGCACCGATCGTGGTCGGCACCGGAGCCGTCTCCGGCTTCTTCTCCCCGGTCTCGGCAGCGGTCTCGGTCGAAGTCTCCGTCGGCTCCGCGGTGGGCTCCTCCGGCTGGACGAACGCCGGCTTGTAGGTGTTGGTGTCCCGGGCCGAGAGCTTGCCGCCCATCTTGTCGTACTTCGGTGTCTGGATCGCGCCGACGTTGCCGAACAGACCGGCGGCCGCAGCGGTGGGACGGATCTTCCCGGGCTCGATGTAGCCGAGGTCCCGCTCGGTCTCGAACCGCTCCAGCTCCTTGGTCGGCACGCTGCGGACCTTGATGTAGTACGGGAACTGCTCGCGCAGGCCATCCAGCGCGGCGGCGTAGCCGTTGCCGTTCAACCGGTACCGGTACTCCTTGTCCCGGGCGATCTCGTTCTCGACCGTGGCCCGGATCTTCTTCGAGTCCGGGCTGGTCAGCCCGGCGGTCCGGTTGTTCACGATCAGCTGGATGATCTCCTCGGTGTCGTCGTCCAGCTCCGGACTGGCCTGGTAGTCCTGGATCCGGCGCTTGACCTCGGCTCGGATGTCGGCGTTGGTCATGACCCCGCGGCCCACCGTGTCCGCCTCGGCCTTGACCTTCTGCGTGATCACCGCGCGCACATCGGGGTCGATCCCCTGCCGCTCCACCTGCTCGGACTGCACCGCGTCCAGCAGCTGCTCGTAGCGCCGAGTCATCCGGGCGGCCTTGTCGTTGTGCCGGCGAGCACCACGGAAGTCCGGCTCGAACTCCATGGTGAACACCCCCGAGCGGGAGACCACGGTCACCTGACGCGCGCCCGAGACCAGGCCGGTGTAGATGTCCTCGCTGGTCAGCCCGCCCACCGAGCGGTTCCGGATGTAGGAGCCGCCCTTCAGCGCCTTCAGGTTCTTCAGGTTGAACGGCAGGTAGTGGTCGTCGCCGTAGCCGATCGCCTGGGTCACGATCTGGCCGTCCCGGTCCAAGATCACGCCCTCGCTCGGCGGGACGTTCCCCGAGGCCAGCTGCAGGTTGTACAGCTTCTTCTCCGGGGCCGCTCCACCCTCGGAGGTCGGGCGCTGCAGATGGTCGATGATCGCGGCGCTGGCCGCGTTCTGCTCGGTCCAGGTGGGCTTGCCCGGCCGCTGCACGCTGCGCACCTTGGCCTTGGTGGCGTCCAGGATCTGCCTGCGCCGGTCCTCCGGGATCCGGACCGCCTCGACCGGCTTGCCCTCACGGTCGGCGATCTTGTTCTGCTCGGCCTTCAGCGCCCTGGTCTGAGCGGTCTTGACCGCGGTCTGGGTCTCCTCATCACCGAAGCCGCTCCGGAAGGCCATCTGCCGGTTGACCTCCTGGCGGTACGCCTCCACCATCTTCTCGTCCGGCTTCTTCTCGGTGCCCCGGTAGCGGTAGGCAGTCTTCCGCGCCGGCGGCCCGATCACCGCCTCGGCCTGCGGGCCGTACTGGCCCACGAACCGCCCGAAGTGCCCGGCCAGGTTCGCCTTGGACCCGGCGGGAGCGACCTCGGTCAGCAGCTGCCCTCCGGCCTTCGTCCGGCCGTAGAGCCGGGCGTTGGTGTCGGTGTGGCCGTAGTCCCTGGTCCAGGCCTGGGCGAAGGACGGCATCTGGGCGGCCGCGGTGTTGATCTGGCCCACCCGCTGCGGGGACAGCCCACCGCCCAGCGCACCGCTCAGACCGAACGCTGCCCCACCCAGGTTCAGCGTCTTCGGGTAGGCGGTGACCCCGCGCAGGTTCCGGTCCCGGGGGTCCAGCAGCCCCGGCTTCGGTCGGGTGCTGGTCGCCTCCTCGATCCACTGGTTGCCCTGGTCGTCCTCGAAGTGCAGGTCGATCCGGGTGTCCCCGGAGTTCTGGGTGGACTGGGCCACCGAGCCCAGGAAGTGGGCCAGCTGCCGGTACTCGTCCTGGTACTGGGCCTTCTGCTTGGGCGTGAACTTGGTGGGCTTGTTCTCCGTGGTGTGCTCGGGGATCCCCATCGACGCAGCCGTCTTGTCGTTGATCGGCCGGACCTGGGTGCGCTTGATCTTGGTCTGGAACTGCCCGGACCCCGGGTCACGCCGGATCAGGTCCTCACGGAAGACGAAGCCGTAGTCGTAGGGGGTCTTGACCTTGGAGACCACCCCCGCCTTGCAGATCTCCTCCAGGGCCGAGACTGCCTGGGCGAACTCGACCTGCTCCTGCTCGCCGTCCCCACTCTTGGCCACCACCCGCATGGTGGCTCGCTTCAGGTCGGTGAACTGCTTGGCCACCACCTCGTTCAGGTGCTTCTGCAGGGTCCGCCGGTTGGCCTCGATGTCGGCCTCGAGCGCGTCGGAGACTACGCAGGTCACGAACATCTCGGCGGTGTCGCGGTCCATCTTCATCACCAGGTCGTAGGCCTGCTGGGCCGCCTTGGTGTTGAAGAACCCGTCCTCGGGCCAGTCCGGGGTGTCCAGCCGCTTGGTCACGCCCTTGCGCTTCTTCTTCCGTCGGGCCTCGCGCTCGATGTCCTGGACCCGGGGGAACTGGTTGGCCAGACCACCGGCGACGGTGCCGGCCACCACCGGCTTCAGCCAGCCGTCACCCCGGTTCTTCTCGACCTTGGTCCCGTGCTCCTTGAGCCACTTCCGGCCCACCGACCGGCCCTTCTTGTCGGTGATCTCCGGGTGCGCGAGCAGGTACCCGCGCTGCTTCACGCTCTGGAACGGCATCTCACTTCCCCCTCTTCGGAGGTGGCTTCTTCGCGGTCTTCTTCGCCGGGACCACCCTGGCAGCAGGACGCTTGTCCGGGCGACCGACCTGCTTCTTCTTCTCCCGCAGCGCAGCGATGTCCCGCTGGTGCTTGCGCTCGGCCAACTGGTCGGCGAGCTTCATCTTCTCGGTCTCCCGCTTGTGTCCGACCGCAGCGTACTTCTCGTCCTGGTCGGCCTTGGCCTTCTCCCGCGCGAACCGCTTCTCCTCGTTCGGGTCTGCGGGCGGGGGAGCGTTCTTCATCTCCTCCCGGCTCTGCTCGATCTGCATCTGCATCTGGGCGTCGGCGGCGTCGGCCTGGCCCACCGGGTGCAGCCGCCTGGCCGCCTCGCCCTCCTGCTCGGCATTGGCACCGTCCACGGCGTACTGCTGGGCCATCTCGGCGGTGGGCTGCTCGGCGTGCATCTGGGCCTGCTCCGGGCTGAACCCCTGCGCGGTCAGCTCGGCCTTCTGCCGCATCCCGAGCATCTCCATCTGGCTGCCGGCGAACTCCATCGCCTGCTGCTGCTCCAGCATCGCCCGCTTGTAGTCCACGTCCTCCTCGGTCATCTCCGGCAGCCGGGCGATCTCGCGGACGTACTTCTCCAGCTCCGGGTCCGGGAACCACTGCATGCC